CTCCTCACTGCTTAAATAAGCGATGGTATCGATCAGGACTTTTGACTTACCTGTCCCCATCTCCATGAAGAATCCAAACGAAGCCTTGCTAATACTGCGGTTGAGAGCCTCTACCTGGTGTGCATACGGTGTCGTTTTAAATTTATAGTTGACAGTCATCCCATACCCTCCTATATACTAGCATAGGTTGTCGGAATGGTTTCGTCAACATCAAACCTGAAGAGGATGTACTTGCAATGATGCAGAGTGAAACAATCTTTGATGAAGAAATGTTTGCAGACGCTGCAAGCCTAGACAATGTCGGGGCTGACAGTGGCAAACAACTATCTGGCCTGGTGCGCCAGTTGAATAATGTGCAGGATCAGATCGATGATGCTGAAACACATTTGAAAGCACTGAAACAAGAAAAACAGCGGATAGCGTTTGAACAGATACCTATGCTTATGGATGAGATGGGTATCGAGCGTGTGGATGTTGACGGTGCAACCGTTAAACTGAAAGCGTTTGTGTCTGCGTCTATCCCTGCTGACCGGAAGCAGGAGGCTTTCAATTGGCTCCGAGAACATGGTCTGGACGACATAATCAAGAACGACATCATCGTGTCGTTTGGTCGTGGGCAGGATAACCAAGCTGGCGATGTCATGTATGACCTTGAACAGAAGGGTTTTCACCCAGAACAAAAAACTCATATTCATTCGATGACCTTGAAGGCGTTCATTCGTGAACAAGTCGAACAAGGTAAGCCTATTGATTTGGATATGTTTGGAGCGTTTGTAGCTAGAACTGCTGAAGTAAGGAGGAATAAATGAGTACCAATGTAGTAAAAAAAGAAGAGGCTGGTCTGCCAGCCGAATTGATGGACGACATCATGTTAACTGCTGGAGAGGGTGTGGACTATGATACGTCTGAATTACAGATCCCTTTTATCCGTGTGATACAAGCCCTGTCGCCACAAATTAAAAAGAGCGATCCTGCTTTTATCAAAGATGCAGGGCAAGGCGATGCGTTCAACACGGTGACTGGACAGTTCTGGTCAGGTGAGGATGGCATTACTGTCATTCCATGTTTCCAAGAAACGAAATACTTGGAGTTTATACCACTTGATCAGGGTGGTGGATTCGTTGGCGAACGAAAGGTTACGGATCCAGATCTGGCTAACACCGAACGTAATGGGGCGAAAGAGATTTTGCCTAACGGTAACGAGTTGGTTAAGTCCGATCAGCATTACTGCGTTATTGTAGGCGAGGATGGCATGAACCAACCTGCAATCGTGGACATGAAATCAACGCAACTGAAAGTCAGTCGGCGTTGGAAGACTCAAATTGCAATGCAGAAGGTCAAAGACTCCAAGGGTCAGATGAGAACCCCTGCGTTGTACGCAACCATGTGGAAGCTATCAACTACCGAGGAGTCCAATCAAATGGGCACTTGGTATAATTGGCAAGTCGAAAAGGTCGGGTTCATCCAGGACAAGGCGATGTTCGATGAGGCCAAGTCATTCCGCGAATCAATAGCTAAAGGCGAGGTCAAAGCCGCAGCGGATCCTGAGACAAGCGACTCAGGTGCTACGAAAGACCTCAAGGATGACGACATTCCGTTCTAAGTAAAGCACTGCAACTTATAGAACGGAGGGGGTGATGGTTTTGGGTTTTCCATTACCCCCACTTTAGCTTTTTTCGCGGAGTATATTATGAATTTAGAGGACCGCTTTGCGGCGGCGTTTGAAGGGTCAAGCGTTGCACACGGTCAAACAACAGTAGGAAGCGTAAGAAAGAACGGAAAGACAGAAGCAAATAGTCGAATAGTCCGAGAGCCAATGACCATGGATCTAATCAATAGTCATCTCAAGGGCGGTGTAGGAGTCGGGTCTATACCCATCAACGATAAGAACTCGTGCAAATTTGGTGCACTAGACATAGACACTTATCCTATCGACCATGTTGCGCTTGTGAAGAAATGTCGCCGTTTCAAGTTGCCGCTTGTTGTTTGCCGATCAAAATCAGGAGGAGCGCACTTGTTCTTGTTTACTGATGAGTGGATCAGTGCAACGGACATGCGTGATCACCTTATGGAATTTGCTGCCGTGCTTGGTCATGGTGGCTGTGAGGTATTCCCCAAACAGAACAAGATTCTTGCCGAGCGTGGTGATGTCGGCAACTTTATCAATTTGCCTTACTTCCAGTCAGATAACACCCTTCGTTATGCAATTAACGAAAAGGGCGAAGAGCTGTCTCTGGAAAGATTTCTAAACCTTGTCGATAGAACCAAGACTAATTTGGAGGACTTACGAAAGCTGGAGTTTGCCAGTGACGATGATGAATTAAAAGAAATGCCACCATGCTTGCGGATTATGTTCGCAACCTCTGTGCCTGATGGCACGAGAAACAAAGTCATGTTTCATGCTGCGGTAGCCGCAAAGATGATGCACCCAGACACATGGGAACAGACTCTGGAAAAATGGAATCAGAAGTATTGTAAGCCGTCCCTGCCAGCCAGTGAGATTGTTACCATACAGCAAGGACATAAGAAGAAGGACTATGGGTATCTGTGCAAGGAAGAACCCATGGGCAGCCATTGTGACAAGGCGGCATGCCGTGAGGCAAAGTATGGGGTTGGCAAGAATAACTCGATGCCAGGGATAACTGGTCTGACCATACAGAAGTCGGAGCCTCGGCTGTACTTTCTTGATGTGGACGGCAGGCGTTTGGAACTATCCACCGAACAACTACAGATGCCTTTGCAGTTCCAACGTGCCTGTATGGAGCAACTGGACGTTATGCCACCGATTATGAAAGCACCGGAGTGGCAGACATATGTCAACGGTCTTCTTGACCATGCAACGCATGTCGAGGTTCCAAAGGAACTGACAATCAAGGGTCAGTTTGAAGAACTGCTGGAGATTTATTGTACCAGTCGTATCAGGGCAAAGTCACCGCAGGAGATGCTGCTTGGTAAGCCTTGGACGGAAAGCGACCTGACAATGTTCACATTGAAGGGATTGATGGAGTTCTTACGCAACAGAAACTTCAGAGAACTAAAACGCCCACAGATACAACAACGGCTAAAGGATATAAACGGCGGTCATGAATGTAACACCATACACAAGTTTAAAGACGAGGATACAGGTCAATGGAGGAATCTTCGCGTCTGGTTTGTACCAGAGTTTGACATCAACGAAACCGATCTACCGAAAGAGGAGACATTAGATGACATACCCTTCTGATGAGAAATATCTCAAAGTGGGTGATGTAGCCAACACCCTAGGGGTAGCACGAAGCACTATATACAGGTGGGTGAACTCAGGGCACTTTCCCAAACCTGTCGTGCTAGGACCTGAAACAGACAAGAACAGTCCGACTCGGTGGTTACGCACCGAGATTGATGAGTGGATAAAAACAAGGCCAAGGGAGAAGCTCGATGGCTGAAGAAACACTTATCTTTGGTCCACCTGGTTGCGGTAAGACGCACACGATGATTGAGATCGTGCGTCAGGAGTTAGCCAACGGAACTGCGCCAGACAGGATTGGTTTCGTATCGTTCTCCCGTAAATCTATTCAAGAGGCAAGAGAGCGTGTGGGTGCCGAGCTACAGCTTACCGAAAAGGATGTGCCGTGGTTCAAGACGCTACATTCGATTGGCTTCAACTGGTTGGGCATGGAGAAGCACGAGACGATACAGCCTAGTGATCTTCGTGTGTTGAGCAATACGTTAGGCATGGAGTTTGATCGCAGCACCGCAGAAGTTATGGAAGAGGGTATGATCCCCATGTCCATGAAGGAGGGTAATCGCTATCTTAACGTGATCAGCCGCTCCAAGCTACGCTGTGTGTCCTTAGATGAGGAGTATAACGACCTTGGGGACTATGACCTGCATTGGTCGATGCTGCGCCGTGTGGAACAGGTGTATCAGGAATATAAGTCTGACACTGGCAAGTTTGATTTTACGGACATGATTGAACTGTTTGTCAACCAGGGCACAGGTCCCGTGTTGGAAGTATTGATTGTAGATGAGGCGCAGGATCTAACGCCATTACAATGGAAGCAAGTAAATATATTAAAGGAAAGAGCCGCCAGGGTCTGGTACGCGGGGGACGATGATCAGTGTATCCACCGTTGGAACGGTGTTGATCTGCATAGTTTTATGAATGCTTGTGATCATAAGACGGTATTAAGTAAAAGTTATCGAGTCCCAGCCACCGTATTTGATTTGGCTAACGACATTGTTAACAGGATTCATGTTAGGCAGGACAAGCGTTGGAGTCCGAGAGACGAGGCCGGATCTGTAGACTTTCACATGAACTGGTATGATGTGAATATTGATGAAGGTTCGTGGACGATTATGGCTAGAACCAACAAAGCCTTGAACTCAATTCACAATAGTTTACGCGATGACGGTTATTTGTTTGAGCGGTTTGGCAAGTCTGTGATTTCGCTTGAACTGCTTGAGGCCATGAACATATGGGAGCGGTTAGCAAGGGGCGAGACTGCCAGTGTGGGTGAGATCAAGAAGATGTACACCTACATGCCAAAGTCGGGGGACAGGGCGTTATTGAAACGTGCCGCAGCAAAGACGTTTGATGCTGTCGATCCGCAGGGGTCACACAACTACGACAATCTGGTTGCCGAGCATGGATTGATTGCTCCGCAGGAGTTGAGGCCAGAGGTGATAGTCAACATGTCCTACGAGGATATTCGTTACATGGCGGCTGTTCGCCGCCGTGGTGAGGATCTTACAAAGCCTCGCATCAGTCTATCTACCATTCACCGTATGAAGGGCGGCGAGGATGACAACATCCTGCTACTGACCGACTCCTCATACCCAGCGGTAAACAACCCTGATCAGGATGACGAGCACCGAGTGTTCTACACCGCTGTTACACGAGCACGGCATAATCTGCATGTCGTGGAATCACGATCACCATATAGGTACACAATATGAAACGCGATAAGCTATTAGATGAAGCAAAGAACCTGGTCAATGGTCCGAGAGCCAAGGATTATGGTGATGCATACGAAAACCATGAACGTGTTGCACAACTCTGGGGCACGATCCTAGGGCAGGATGTTTCGGTTTCTCAAGTTTATCAGTGTCTTATGGCTCTGAAACTTGCTAGACTAATTGTCAGTCCCACACATACGGACTCGTGGGTTGATATAGCAGGATATGCAAGTCTCGGAGGAGAGATAGATGGCAAAGGAAAGTAGCCAGATTACGTTCCTAAACAGGTTGGATTTGGACACGATTGAGAAGGACTGGGTGCCGCCAGAGGTATTTCCAGACCTGCGCGATTGTAAGTTCATGGCTATCGACTTGGAGACTAGTGATCCTAACCTTACGACCCTAGGTCCAGGGTGGGCACGAGGTGATGGTTTCATCGTTGGTGTGGCGATTGCTGCCGGAGACTTTGTTGGTTACTACCCCATTGCACATGAGGGCGGCGGTAACATTCCACAGAACAAGGTCATGAAGTGGCTGGCAGAACAGCTTGCCACGCCTGACATTCCAAAGGTTATGCATAACGCCACCTATGATGCTGGCTGGTTGCGGTGGGCAGGAGTCAAGATCCAAGGAAAGATTATCGACACTATGATAGCCGCGCCACTGCTGAACGAGAACAGGTTTAGCTACAGCCTAAACAATCTGGCTAAAGATTATCTGGATGAGCGTAAAGACGAAAGAACACTTCGTGCTGCGGCGGCAGATTATGGCATTGATCCCAAGGCAGAGATGTGGCGGCTCAACTCACGGTTTGTGGGTGCATATGCCGAGAAGGATGCCGAACTTACACTCAAGCTGTGGAATCATTTCAAGGTCGAACTGCAACAGCAAAGCCTTATGGATGTGTTTGACTTAGAAACATCCTTGATACCAGTCATGCTGGACATGCGAGAGAAAGGCGTAAAGGTAAATGTCGATGGCGCGGAGATGGCTAAGAAGAAACTCGTAGAGTTAAAGAAGGGCGTTACTTACGATATTCAGCATGAAACAGGCGTAAAGATAGAGCCGTGGGTGGCAAGAAGCGTAGCATCTGTGTTTGATCATTACGGAATATATTACAACAGGACAGAAAACAACGGACAGCCCTCCTTTACCAAAGCGTTCCTGCAAGCCTGTCCCCATCCTATCGCGGCAAAGGTCTTGCGGTTGCGTGAACTAGACAAGGCAACCAATACATTCATCGACAACATCCTCAAGTTTGCACATAACGGACGCATACATTGCGAGTTTCATCAGCTTCGATCTGACGATGGTGGCACGGTCACAGGGAGATTTTCGTCTAGCAACCCAAACCTCCAGCAAATCCCTGCACGAGATCCAGAAATTAAGGCCATGATCCGTGGACTATTTGTACCAGACGAGGGGTGCAAGTGGGGCAGCTTTGACTATTCAAGCCAAGAGCCAAGGCTCTTGGTACATTGGTGCGCTAGTGTAGGTAAGAAGTACCGGAGTCCAATGATTGACGAAGTTGTTGCCGAGTATCATCGAGGCGATGCTGACTTTCATCAGATGGTGGCTGACATGGCAGGTATTAGCCGCAAGCAGGCAAAGACCGTCAATCTGGGTATCATGTATGGTATGGGCGTGGGTAAACTGTCACATACGATGGATATTGATACGAAGGAGGCCAAGGAACTCTTGAACACTTACCATGACAAAGTTCCCTTTGTAAAAAGTCTGGCTGACCTGGTATCGACTCAAGCCAGCAAGTTTGGACAGATACGAACGATATCAGGACGGATGTGTCGGTTTGATATGTGGGAGCCAAGAACATTTGGCTATAACAAGCCCATGAAGCGCGAGGAGGCCGAGAAAGAGTACGGACCTGTATTGCGTAGGGCTTTTACTTACAAGGCTCTGAACAGGCTTATACAGGGTTCTGCGGCAGATCAAACCAAGGTTGCTATGGCAGAGTGCTACAAGGAGGGGCTGGTGCCCTTGCTGACGGTGCATGACGAACTTTGTTTCAATGTCGAGTCCGAGGAGCAAGCGTCAAAAATCAAGGAAATCATGGAGACAAGCATGGAACTCAAGGTGCCAAGCAAGGTGGATCAGGAGTTGGGAGACAACTGGGGGCAGGTAGGATGACAAGAGATATCCTCATCATCCTTTGGTGCACCAGCTTTGTGTGTGGTCTAGTCTTCGGCTAACGCCCTCATCCGGTCTACCAAACGCCTAGCTCGGTTCGGAACTTGCGTATACCATCTGGAATCAACCATCTCATCAGCTGCGGCGTTCCAGTCCCTGGCATCAACGCCAGCCTTCATACCCTTGAATTTGGAAAGACGCGGCCTGCCCATATTAAACATCATATTGCAAATGATGTGCTGCACCTCTTCAGGCAGGTCGTCAAAGTCCTCGTAAAGAACTTTGCACTCGTCAATCGTTACCGCCATGTCTAATGCAAACAGTTGACGCACACGTTCTTGTTCAACAACCGTACCCACGGATTTGCCGTGTTCTTCGTCAGACTCAAGAATGAGGTGACCAATTCCACAGGTTGGCAAATTTAAGTGATCTAAATATATCTCGTACTTGCATCCTTCGTCTTCCGCGATCTCCTCGCGTAATCTATCTTTGTTCATGGTGTTGTCCTTCCAAGACTCTGCGCCAGTGCGGCTGTCGCAGGGTCAGGTAATAAGATTGGTGAAACTCCTCCAGCCGCACCAGGCTGTACGTTTGGTGCTTGAGTCATGGCTGTCTGAGCCGTCTGTAATGCTTGATTGGCTACAGGAGCGATCTGTTGTCTAGCCGCCGCTGTCACAGGGCGTACCTCTTCAGCCGTTTGCTCTACGCTCATGCGTGTGCCCTGAACCGTTGCCGCTGATGTCAACTGCCACATGGTTTGGAATCCTTGTGCAATCGGATCGTTAGACTTGAATTTACCAGACAAAAATTGTTTGACTGTGTTTGGTTGCCGCGAAGCCATCATCATCTTCAACACTTTCGGATTACGAAGTGCAACCGACATTACTTTAAATGCCACTGCCGTAGGAAGTGTAGCAAGAGGATTCATAATCAAACTGGCAACACCAAGACCAAGTGCAATGTTTGGTGCAGCAAGACCACCTTTGCCAGCAATCGAGGCGTTAGACGCACGAACCATAGTCTCTGCCATGGCGTTCAATCCTTCGGCGGCACCCTTACCAAACATGGTGTTAAGTGTTTCGTCACCATAGGATCGGAGAACAGACTGTAGTTTGTTGCCCAGCCTGCCAGTCTTGAAGGACTCAACAAAGTCATCTGTCATACGGATCTGTCCAGCTTCGTCCACCGTAGCACCGATTTGCTTCAGGACTCTGCCCATGGCGGCATCGCGCACTAGTTCCATGGTTGGAACTTCACGACCATTGACGTTAGTTACCCTGTTGCCAAGAAACTTCTGCGCCTCTCGGATTGAGGCGGGGTTTCTGAATACGGTTTGCGCGATTACTTCAGGGTCGGTGGTTGACTGTAGCGTGCGGAGAACAACGTTGCTATCTACCGCTGCACGCCGCGCTTCTGCCGCTTGTAGATCTTTCAAAGCCTGACCAAGTGGCTTGCTTTGTAACTGTTGAATGATCCCTGGAGAAAGATTGGCCTTGCCTCGTTCCAGAACCGTCAGGATATCATTGACACTCTTCAAGTCATCGCCAAGGAGCTTGTCTACGGTTGTGCCCTTCTGCCTGATGTTCGCTACCAGCTTAATAGGGTCGATGACCTCGACTCCTGTAGCAGGGTCGATGGTCAAGGAGCGTTTGACTTGCTCCTGTAGATACATTTTAGACAGCCCCTGACGCACCGCTTCAGCTTGCTCGGCTCCTGTGCCACGGATTGTAGCACGCTCGGCAGCTTCAGCTTCGATCTCACGAGCCTGTTTTTCAACCATCATACGAGTACGATTATTAGCAGGTAGATCTTTCACTGCTTCCAAAGCCTCTTCTACAGTACGAGTTCCAATAGTACGAGACTTTAGTATTCGTGTGCCCTCTGCAAGATCCACGATTCCAGTCTCTGCACCCAAGGCTTTACCTGTTGGTGCACCACGAATGGCCTTGAATAACTGATCTAGTGCCTCTGGATTGTCCTCTTGTATAATTTTGTCGAACACAAACTTCATGTTCATCTGACCAGATTTAGTCTGCTTTATAATGTCTTGGACAACGATGTTATCAAATCTACTAATACTGTCTTTGTAGAAGTCATTTGTTCTGTTCAATAACCGTAATGCCTCACTTGCTTCACCCGTTGATAAATCCATTTTAAAACCATCAGGTCTGATGATTTTATCTCCCGCACGAGCAACTCCGGTCTCTAAACCTTGTGTAGACATTTGACCAAGCGTAATCTCCGCATCTGTAAACGCCTTATTAACAGATGCTTTTAGTGCGCCTAATGCACCTACGTTGACATCATTAAGAAGAGCTGGGTTGCGAGAAGCGTCAGTCAAGCCTGTACGAATACGAGACAGTTCTCTTGCTGTAGCGTAATCACCAAGACCTTTTACTTGTGAAGCAAACCGAGTTGCTCCAATATCCGCGATGCTATCCGTTGTTAATCGCTTCAACTCTTCTTTTATTCCAGCGGTTGGAATAATTGCTTGATTACGCAACTTATCATTGACCACCGTATACAGGCGATCAACGTCTTCATCAAACACGGATTTGCGCTGACGAATCATATCATCAAGGTTCTTAGGAATGGTCGTGCCATCCTTTAAGTTTTTCATGATTTGGTCAATCTCACCTTTGACCGCATCGTCCATACGCATCTGTGCGTTAGCCAGCTTTTGATCCGAGGTAGAGTAAAAGTTATCAATGTCACGCTTTACAATCTCGTCAAGATTGTTAATGGCTGTATCATCTGCAATTCCAAACGCACGCAATTGCGCCAGAGATTGCTCAAGGTTCTCCATCGCCGCCTTTTGATTCGGGAACACACCTTCATAGACAGCTTGAAGACGATTCAAGACTGGACGGAATGCTTCGTCTGTAGCACCAGCAATCGTGGGACGAAAACCCTGACTAATTACTTCACGAGCCTGTGCACGCAAAGCCTCGTTCTCCGCACCCCCTGGACCTTTGATGATTCGACCAAATAGTTTAGAGACGCCTCGACCCACGCCCTCACCAAACATACCAAAGGCACCCTCTATGGCACTATCACGAGCAATGTCTGTGGGAGATTGCATCTGCAATCCTTCGGCAGCCTCGATGCCCTCATCAAGTATTTTGCCTCCAGCGGTAGCGGCACCTACGATCAACATGCCTGGTACAAATCCTACACCAGACGCGGCAATCGCGGCACCTGTGCCAGCAAGAATTGGCAACGCGGTTGCGCCAGCAAATTCTTTCACATCGTTAAACGAGAAACCTTCTTCGTCTACTGCAAGTTCACGGCCTTCACCCAAGCCAAGTTTAGTACGCCCGTCCTGTGTCAGGATATGACGACCAAGCGCATCTACACGAAATCCCTCGTCACCAACTACCGTCTTTAGATAGTTGGACTTCTCCTCATCCGTGTCCATGCGACCAAATTGAAAGCGCGAGAACCCAGCAACACTATCTAAACCTGTGCGGTAATCGACACCAGGTTCTTTGTACTTGCTGACGTATTCGTCCTCGGTGATCTGACCACCCGTAACAGGATCTACACCAGCAAGTCTTGCCTGACGAGCATAGTCACGAATTTCTTCGACACTTGCTGTCGCTAAGTCAACTTCGCCAACTGTAGGTTGTTCTGATTGAAACAACTGAAAAAGCGTATCAAGCTCTTGTTGTGTTGGATCATCACCAGCAATTTCAACTTGCTCAATAGTTTTTGTAAAGGGGTTTTCAATTTTGACTATTGCCATGTTTTACCCCAAATTGTAACGAATAATGCCGTCATCGCCTCTGGTGGCTCCAGTCTGTGTCGTGACTAGCTGACCATCTACATATACACCAGCACCTTTGCCGCCCCCAGCTCTCAAGCCTGCTTCTTGTAGTCGCCGTTGATCTTCTGACAAAAGACTTGCCGCTGATCTATCTGTGCCAGGCTGTAGCAATGGAGTCAAGAATTGCTCCGTAGTTTTCATCGTAGAAAACGCTGACTTTTGAGAATTTCTCATTTTCCCAATGGCTCTTTGCATCCGTTTCACCAAATCAGTTTCAGTTTCCGCTGCAAACGTTAAGATGCCACCGTTAAGTGCCCCCGCACCAAAATATGCTTCAATCAAGAAATCAACGTCTCTGTTTGAAATAGAGTTAGCAGTTTGCGTTGATCCAAGAGTTACAGGAATAACGTCTTGTAATGCCGCTCTCATTGCATCTCTAACAGCTTTCTTGTCTCCATATTCTTCAGATAAATCCATGTTTAAGAAGGCTCCACCTCCTCTTACCATGTCTTTAAAGACACCTGTCATACCCGTTACATTACCATCAGTTACAGTAACCATGGCACCTTCAAGTAACGCGATACCAGACTCTGAATCAATCGCGGTTGTGACAGCTTTACTGTATTTTTCTATTTGCTTAGTATACTCGGCAGGAGTAATTTTTTTCTGGTCAAGTGCTGCTTTTAATGCTGCTGCATTTGCTGTTGCTTTGTTTTTTAACGCTGTTACGCCAGATGTTCCAAGAATGTTTGGAGGAAAAGATCCGGCTTTTAAATCACCCTTAGAAATAAATACAGACTCACCCTCGGCATGATTTCTGCCTTTATATGTCGTGCCACCTTGACCAACAACCATCTCTACAACATCAGCATCGGCTCTTTTAACAGCACGTTCTTCTGCACTGATTTTGCTCGTTTCAGTCAATCCATACTGCAACGCGGACAGCTTCAACTGACGATTAAACTCGTCCTTCTTCGCCTTATCCTTGATTAACATGTCTGCACCATCACTCATGGCAGATGCGATGTTTTCTATGGCGTTAGGACTTTTACCCGCTGCCATAGCAAAGCCAATCTTGGCAAGTATCAAACCACTGTTTGCACTCTCGTAGCCTGGTGCCTTGTCCATAAACTCTTTGATAAACCCATCCAGAGTGCTTTGTTGCTCTTCTTTAGTGCCACTGTTTATGACACGTTCAATTTCTTTTTTAGGATTGACATCATCTGTTGTAGTGCCGTCCTGTGTGCTTGGTGTAGCATCATCCTCGCCACCGTCATCAACGGTTGGCTTTGTTTCTATGAGAAAATCTGGCTGTTCATCTATCTCAACAGCGTCAGGATCCACATCATCTACTGGTATTAAATCTTTCCTTGGTTCAACTAAATCATCAATTGACTCACCCTTAACTCTAACGGTTTGTGAACCAGGTGCCGCGTTCATGATCTCTACTACATCCGCTACTTCTTGATTCTTTTGAAAGCCAGATAACTTAGCTAAATCAATGCCCGTTGAGTCTACTTTACCAGATAAGAGAGCCTCAGAAAGAGCCGTAGGAACAGAAATTTCACGATTATTAATTCTTTGTTTTACGCTGTCTGGCAGTGTTTGTTTTCCAGACACCACGGCATTAACAAAACCAGGAGTTAACTCTTCACTAGCAAGTGGTGCAAGTAGATTACCAATAGCATCCATGGTGGTGGCAACTCCACCAACAACTGCATCTACAGGAGTTGCTGCCGCTTCAAGTAAATCACTACGAGTTTGTTGGCCTACAGTCATTGGATTTGGAGTGGTGACCACGGACTTTAATCCACCACCGTAGAAATCTCTTATGCTTTGTTTTGGTGCGGGGGTTCTTGACAAAATAGAACCAATGCCTGACAGAGAACTTGGGTCTAGGTTGATCGCGCCTGATCCCGCGTCCATGGTTTGACGTAGGGGGGCAGTCCCACGACCTTGAAGAACGTTCATTCGTGCGTTAAGTGTGGGCGAAGCATTTCTTGCTGCATTGATAGCTTGAGCATTAATTGATGAAACAGGGGTTTGTGAGTTATTCCCGCGAAGTGCGTTAAATACTCCACTAAAACTATTTGGAGCGTTCATAAACCTTTGAAGCATGTTTCCTTGATGAGTGTGCCCCACAGGACCACCAGCATGAAACTTTTGAACAGGCATAATACCCGCCGCTCTGTTCAAAGCATTACGGGCGTTACGAGGCTTGAACATCTTACGATTAAGCACGCTCATGATAGTAGATTCCCTAGGCCACCAAAGATACCACCCTGTCCAAAGGCTCCTGCCTGTTGCAGACCCGCGATGCCCATGCCTATACCGCCAAGCTGAGAGATCATGCTAGGTGACGGTGCGGTCTTATTGGTAATCGTACTGGTTGTAGACGGTACGCCTCTGAAGATATCCGACATGAATCCAATTCGCTGATATGGCTCAAAGGATCGTTCAAGAGCCGTGTTCCGTTGTGCATCAAGCTCGGCCTGTTGTTGCTGTTGCTCCATGCCGCCAAGCTGTGACAGGATTCCAATGTCACGCTGTTGTGCGCCTTGTGCCGATTCACCCATGGCTGCCTGCTGGAGTCCGAGTTTACCAAACAACTCACCTGCCTGCTGTGAGCGGTCTTGTGCCGACTCAAACGCCTGTGCTCTGAGTTGCGCCGATTGTCTGGCAAGAGCGTCCTGTGTATTACGTTGTAGTTCTTGTTCTGCAACGGCCTGACGAGATCCACCAAATGCACCCGCCTGTACCGCTGCCGATCCGATACGTTGACGCTCCATGTCTGACTGTCTTTGTAAATCAGCCAAACTCTGATCAATCACATCCTGTGTATAAGGAGACATATATTGCTGATATGCACCTGGTTGCAAGGAAGCTACGCCTTGACCCAAGGTTGCCGCACCTGCCTGCATCATGGGCTGATACGCACCAACACCGGAAATTCCCAAATTGATAGCCTGCTGTTGTGCAGGTGTAAAACCCTGTATTTGCTGTGCGGGTATGGGCACAGGCTGATTGGCTAACGTGCCTGTGCTTGCAAGAAGATCTTTAAGAAAAGTTTCCTGATAGTCTGGCAGTAAGGTAACTTGTTCCTGACGAATTGTTTCAGTCATTATGCCATCCTCTCAAACTTATCCATCATGGCGTACATGCGCTTGGCACCCACATCAGGATCTCCATTACCTGCGCCTTTCACCGCCTTGTTTGTCATTACGAACTCATCGTTAGAGAGCCGTGCTTCCTGTACTTTTTTACCGTTCTGGAATATTCCTGCCTTTATGCTGTCCGAGGTTCCAGTGCCAGGCCCCTCGATACGACCACCCATATTCAATGACACAATCCCACCACCTGCCATCATCATGGCTTGCTCTCGTCTACTGGTGATAGCCTCTTCTAGTTCCTCGGCTGTGTCATACGCGATTCCTGTTTCCTGATCCATGAATAAGCCCTTGATAGGCGTGCCTTTGTAATCAGGACGGGATTCAAGTTCCAACGGACCGCTGTCTTTATCGTCATCATCACCACCGAGTAATGAACCACCCAATGTAGCAAGAAGAGATACATCACCAAGACCAAGACCTGTATTGAATATGCCGCCTTTTTTCGCAGCCTCGGTAACAGCTTGTCCCGCTAGACCAGATGTTCCTTGTGTAAACGCTAACTCATCAGGAAGTGCCGCTTTAGCGATTGCATCTTTAGTCGCTTGTTCTGTAGCGGCGGCTCCAGCGGCAGACTGCGCCCCGCTACCAAACAGCGAACCAACGCCCTGTCCTAGTACACCAGCAAGAGCGGCATCCTTAATATCCCCACCAGCCAACAATGTCGCGATACCAGAGCCGATACCTGGACCCACTCCGGTCATTGTACCAACAATACCACCCACTATTGGTGCGATTGATTTAAGAAAACTCATACTTCACCTCTAAGATATTGACACTGTAACAGAACCGAGGGCTGTTGTCGCTACATTACTGTTACCAAAAATCTCCCCTGCTTGAACTATTCTGAGGAAGCCAGCGTCACCTATATACATATCCCCTACATCTAATGTTGCGGCACTACCCATCTCTGGTATTCCTTGGAAGTTAACGTCCGCATCTCGTACTTCATCAATCAAAAACTCCAACGCCCGTGCCAACTGATTTACATACACAGGGTCATATTGCTCCGGTGCAATCGGCAATATCGGACGAATTGTCTTTTTTGTCATCTTCTGCCATCCGGTCTCACATCTATTCTGGGTGCACCGAGTCTCCATTTAACGCCAGTAGCGGTGTTTTCGATACGAATTGACATCTGCCTGCCCCTAGCACGAAGGTCAAGTGTATCTGTGTATTGCTCTACGGGCGATGTAGCCGTCCTGACCGCCGAGTCAGAAGGAGATTCGGTGAAGTTGTCCCCACCAAAATCACGACTTCTGATCGTAAACAATGCAGCCGGATTAGACGCGGAGGATCCAGTAAAACTCAAATCAGGCAATATCCTGTTTAACAACATAAATTGCTGCCCGTCACCTATATCAAAGTCGGATGATTCAATAAAGGCATTGATGGCAACGGCACTGCCCGTGCTGAAATCATCCAAGCCATCTTCATGATCATACAAGTAGAAGTCTGTGCCTGTAGCTTGTGGGAAGCTACGAAGGCCAGAGGCTCTGTCGTTCCAAGCCGTTCTGACTAATGTCCCGTAATACCAGACTTGTTGACCGTAATTGTAGACTACATAACGATCAATCTCGCTAGAACCAGAAGAACAATAGAACCACCAGATCTCAGTCTGACTACCGATAGAACCCGCATGAAACTTGAAGGACTGCTGATTGTTCATGTCACTGAATACATAGTCCCGCACCGTGCACGGTATGACCTGGATACGTCCATCATATAGATAAAAGTTTTCCTGCCCCATCCAGAACACCACATCATTCACAGCGATGGCGGCGTTAGGGCCTGCTATTCTGATGTTGTCAGCAAGCATTGACACACCAAAAGTAAATGGCGGTCCAAGGAACTGCATCGAGTACAAGGACTGATCTGTCCAGACCAATATCTGACGACTGGTTTGAGCCGCAGTAATGATCTCACTACCTTTTGATAAACGTAAATCACCTGCCGTATTCGTAGCGGTTGGAGTCCAATCCACTACGGACTCCTGACTGGAGAAACGAATCAATAAAGGATCAAGAACCGCGCTTCCTAAAGGATTAGTTCCAAAGGCTATGCAATGCCTATCAACGTCAGATACAAGAACCTTACGAGCCTTGGTGGGCACATCACTTGCACCCGTCAGACTAGCTAATTCAACAGCTCTGGTGCTTGTTCCGTTGGTCGCGTCCCAATAGTAAATGGTGCTATCCGCAATGTTAAAGATCAGATCTTCACCAAAATTGTCTGCCGACCACAATCGTAAGGTTTGACCAGACAAGGATCCAGAAGCAGACCCCCAAGTAAAGCGACCCCATGTACCTGCACCCCAACCTGCGCCAAGAACCGTGGTGTTTATTCCTACATTTATCTGAAAAGCGGCAGTGCCGGAAGACCCACCACCTGCGGTGCTGCCTGAAGTAGCTGATCCAGCGGTGGTAATTGTAAAAGTTGTAGTGCTCGGAACAGAGGTTATTGTGTGTTCGATATTTAACTGCGCGGCTGTTATACCATCAGTGGTTGTAAGACTGGCTAATGTAACAAAGTCTCCAGCTATGGCACCATGCGCGGACTGTGTTGTTACGGTAACAACGCCACTTCCTGCGCCTCCGCTAGTGTTTACCGGATTCGCACCAAGACTGACAGTGGATCTAATGGGTGTAATGTCGCTGAAAGTGCCAGCGTTTTCTAAAAATACTTTTTGTTCTGTGCCGATAAACAACAGGTTTTGAGATGACAACGTCACAAAGTCAAAGATCTTGCGAGGGGTGCCTGTGACTTGATTGTTAGAAACTCTAGTCCAACCGCCTATGCGTTCTACATAGCCGTTTCTGTAACGGATCTTGTCTCCATTAAACCAACCACCTTCATTAGAGTAGTTTGTACCCTCTCTGTTGATTCCAGGTTTGAACTGTAGTTTGCTTAGAGGCATTCATCAATCCGCATCTGCAATGGTTAGTTCGCCAGCCGCTACTTGTTTTTGGATTTCTGCGTAATGACGATTGTCAGCAATTATTGGAACAGACCAAACTTCGCCGTTGTCGAGGGTTAATTTAATTGTTGTTGTGACGCCCTTTAAGTCATTAACATACTGTGCTGATGTAATATTCATTTATAACTCCGCATCAAATTCTACACGCTTAAACTCATAGTTACCATTTGACTGACCGGGAACGTGTAAAATAAGCCCTCTAGTTACTGTGGCATAGTTTGCCGTTTGTACTGTTTCATAATCAGTGTTAGTAGAATCACGGGCTTTTCCAGATTCAGCTTTATCATCTGCCCCATAAACAGTGAAAGCGGGTAGACTTCGCATTTCAGTAGAAAACGGAAAATTCCACCATATTTGTGCGTCCACTGGTCCCTGCACTGCCCACATTGTTCTGTCATCGTTAGAAGGCATGAAAAAGTACCGCTGACACTTGGCTAACGTAGTTCCTATGTCCTCATGCTCAAAAGGCGTGGCTACTTCTCCGATTTCAAATTGTACGCCTGTCAGGTAGAAGTTGTTGCTGGTGTTATCAAAGAAATTTACTTGTCCAACAAATCTATTTGCATCTGTTTGGTTTTGCCAAGTTGTAGCTAGTGAACCACTTGTGTGGTCTGTACCTGACATCAATACCCATTGGACATAAAAAGTAGCAGCGTTATCATTATCAGTCGCTATAGATGTATCACCTGAAAAAGTTAGTGTTTTATATTCCCAAGTGTCAGCCTGATTAATTGTGTACTGATGACTTTGAGTTCTGGCAGTAGAATCAGCGTGATAAATATCAACAACGTAAATTCCAGTTTTTGTTGAACGTACCCAGAATGATATGGTTAAAGATTTTGCTCCTGATGTGCCATACGCTAGTCTTTGAAGGTTTTGACCCTCAATAATTTGCCTTAGAAGGGCAACTTCTGCTGCGCCAACAGAAGAATCTACAGTTGTGCAGTCTACTAAAATGCTGTTGTTAAAACCTTGCCCAGAAGGAACCACTGTAGATTGTTGTAAATTAGCAGCTAACGCACCGCTGTTGTGATACATATTCCAACGGTCAACAAAATATACGGCAGAACCATTACTTGCGGTTTGATTGCCACGTTGATGAACTGTTGCTGCACCGTTGATAATCAGATTTTTATTACCCTGCGCCTGTTGCCCACCAATCAGCGCGGCTAATTCTGCTGCTTTACTCATGCTAGGTCTCCTAGAATTGATAATGAAATATTAGTACAATCAGTTTTTGTGCTGTCATCTCTAATAGTTCCAATGCGTAAAGACCCAGCCGCTTTTGACGCAATGCTAACACCTAGTCCTGCTCCCCCATCTGCTAGAGAAGCACCAATAGGATGAGAATAGTTTGCTGAACCCATGTCTGAGGAGATTGCAAATGTATAATCTCCTGTTCCATTATCTGTTGTACTGGCAAGATTAAATGAATCAGATGCTGCTGCACCCGCATTTGAAATAGCCCAGCATTTCGCACTACCCCCCGCAACAAAGCTAGTAGCCACGCTGTTATTACCGCTTGCATCCTTTAATGTATTAACTCTAAGTTCGCTTGCCATTACGCTAGGTCTCCATGTATTGTACAGAGTGCTAAATATACATCAAGCTCTTGCAGATCAGAACTTGTACCTAGGCTATATCCTCCCGTCCAACTGGTAGCAGAAGTGCTATAAACTACAGTTCCTTTTGAAGTAGGCCAAAGCCAATAAGCTGTAGAAGATGTTGCGCCATATCTAGCAGAATGACCAGCACCAACGTAATCATCATTAGCAAAATTGTTTGTATAATTGGTAGTTGTTTGACCCGAACCTGTATCACTTAAACTGGCTACATTAAGACTATCTCGCACTGTATGGCTTGAAGATTGTTCAAAGTTACACCAAGCCTTTGCCAACCCCTGCTGAAGATTAGTCGTGGTTGAGTTGCCCTCGCCAGTGACTGCAATAGAACCAGCGGTGGTTACACCTGTCAGGGTATCTACTTTTAGAATACTAGCCATTATGCAAGGTCTCCACAACTATGTACAGCTACTCTGCTTTCATCTGCATTTGAATGAGATGAGTTATAACAAGCAATATTAAGTGTTCCTACGGCGTTAGCCGCATCATTAACCGCATGATACGCACCAGAACCTTCAATAGAAGCGTGATTGGCATTTGAAAAATCATTGTTAATATTCACTGTATAGTTACCTGTCCCTGAGTCTGTAAAACTACTTACGTTAAATGAATCTAGTTCTCCAAAACTACTACCATTAAATTTCGCCCACACTTTAACTAGACTTTGCACGGTGTTCTGCGTAGCACTGCCACCATCAGCTACATAGGTAGATGTATTAGCCATCTTGACATTAGAGCCGCCAGAGCCAGCTTTATCTACAATGGTATCTACATTTAACTGACTGGTCATACGATACTCCAATATCCGTTAACAGTAACGGTGGCAGACTGCGTTATAGGACCGCCAGATACGCCATTCTCATCACTATCAATCGTGATGTCTGCGCTGATGGTTTGCCCATTCAAGCGGATGATGCTGTTATTGCCTTTGAATGGATAGCGTGTATCACTCTCTGTCTTGGTGTAACTGCTGGATATAGCAAAGGTGTCATAGACCACCATCTCAACCACATCGTTAAGTGATGCGCCTGTAACCAGTACAACCGTTGTACCTGTCGTAGCGGCATAGTCAGTTCCAGGCTTGAGAAGCACCCCGTTCTGATAAACATCCATATACAGGCTATCCGTATATTTCAATGTTTTCGCATCACCATCAGATCCACTAAAGCTAGTTTGACCAGCCGTGGCTTGATACACGAAGCGGTTACGAACACCGAACTCTGGGGATTTACCTATATATGGCATTATGCGAGGTCTCCCATAAAGTGCATCTCATTTGCCGCATTGTCATATTCTGTTAAACCACCAACAGTTCCAGCGTCATAACCTGTCGTTATTCTTATAGTCCCTGTAGTTTTTGTGTTAGAACCAAATTGCCTAGTATTAAATGCAGCAACAGCACTACCACCGCTATACGCAGAAGATGCATAATTTGCGTTGTTAAAAGAATTTGTGTACGCAAGGGTGTAATCGCCTGTTCCATTATCAGTTACGCTTGCATGATTAAAACTGTCACGGGCGGCAGGTGTGCCTTGACCATTAAAATTAATCCACGCTTTTGCCAACCCCTGCTGCAAAGAAGTAGTTACAGCACCGCCCTCAGAAGTGACAGTGTTACTGGCACCAATACCTGTGCCTATTACTTGAGTCAGTGCCATAACTTATTTCCTTATGCGTAAGGGCTTGTACCCAACACAGATGTATCCCAAGCTGCTTTTAGCTTTGCGATTGTATCTGCATCGCTAATTGCAGAAGCGGCTGGTGCATCACGCAATGCCTTCTTCTTATTTACAGAGTTGGTCTTTGCAGTAGCATCATCAGCTTCAAGAGCCTTCATGTACACGACATCCTCTGCATCAAGCAGTGGTGCGCGAACTTCACGGATTTTACTCTGAAAGATCTTTTTTGCTTCTGTCATGTCCTCAGAGATGACTTTACCACTCAAAGTCCATGCTCCACGAAAATGGCGGTCAGATGGAACGGTAGCTGTTGAAGCATCAATTTGATTACCGTCCTTGTCTACGATATATGTTGTTGCCATGAGGTTTCTCCTATGCGGCTACGGTTTCATCAGTGGCTAACTCTTCACTTATCTTCCAAGCATTGCGCCACTCAC